TGCTTCGGCTTGTCCTTGATCCCACAGTATCGCCGTGTTGTTGTACTTCGCGCCAACGAATGCCGCAATCTGAGTTTTCCAATTGACGAGTACAGGGCCGGGAATGTCGAGGTCTTGGTCCCACCAGAACTTTTTGACCAGCGTCGAGCCGTCCCAACTCAACCAGGACGTGCCGCCAGGGCCGTCGGGCGTACCCGCGCCCGCGCCTTTGAGTGCCGACGACCCGCCGTAAGCGGTCGCACCAAATGCCGCCAGCAGTTCTCTGTCTGGATGGCCGGCGATGTTGAGAAGTGTGGTTACGGCCGGCGTGAAAACACGGAGGTTCGCACAGTCCGCCAGAATGCCCGTGCTGGCCGATGCAACCGTTGCGTAGTACTGCATGAGCGATTGACCTGCGCCGATGGCGTAGTATCGGGTCGGGTAGTTCGCCGCACCAAGCGCGCCCCAGAATTGCCGTTGACCCAAGCTTATCGCCCACGCCTCCGTATCCGCCATTGGCGTAGCGTTCTGGTATAGGACGACTTCAAAGATCATGCCGTTGTGCGACTGGCTGACCGCCCCATTATTGCCCAGGACGAGTCGCTGCGATTGGGCGTCAGCAACACCGTGCACCCGCCCAGTATAGAACTTGCGAATATCCGCGCCGCCAGCAACGGTCGCCCCGCGCTGATTGAACCAAAGATTGCGCACGCGAGCCGCCGTCGGCGTTCCGTCTTCAAGAAGCAACTCGCCTTGCTTGGCGTACATGACGGTCTCACCAGAGGCCATGTACGCCCCGAAGACAAGACCGTTAGCGGCGGTGCCATAGCCAAGCATCGGGCCGTTGGCGCTCGAATACACCGCAGGGGCGCGTGCGTGCGTTCCAGCGCTCGACCAGCCGGCAGTCTGCCCGATGATATGGACCGCAAGATTGTTGGTGCCGCCGACGGCTACAAACGTGTCGGTCGTGACCATGTTCAACGTCTTGGACGTGAAGTCAATGCCCGGCAGCGAATAGCCATCCTGCGTTGTGATCTGCGCAAGCTTGAAGATCGGGCGAGCAGTCGATGAGAAGTGGTGATTGCCGCCCGACTGGTCGTAAAGCGTGGCAAGCGTGAAGGTCACGCCGTCGCCATAAGTCGGGGCGAGGCTCACGTCGATCACACCGTTTGCGTTGAACCCGAACGTGCGAAGCGTGTTGCCCGAGTCTCGGACCTGACAGCAGTTTCCGGCATAGGCCGGATTGACCTTGCGCAGCGAGTATATGGCGACAGGGACCTGACTTGCGGCCATGATGCCAATAGGGGCGGGCGCGACTTCGCCGCCGGTTCCCAGACAGGCGATAAGATTGGCAATGATCGTGGGCGACATTCCGAACTTGCTGAAAATCTCAGCTTGCTGCTTCAGCGCGTCCGTCGGCGTAACGCCTGACAGCGCGTAAATCTTCGCCCAATCGAGTTTCATTGCTTAACCCACAAACTCTGAGCGGTGAGAAGCGAATTTGTCCAAGTGTAAGTTTTCACGTACACCGCGCCGTACTGCGTGAGGGTAGCTGTGGTCATCTTCCCGTTACCGTCGTACCCGAAGGCTTGGGCGGCTCGATTGGGATAGATCATTCGTCCGTCTGAGGCAAGTTCGCCCATGATGTACGCTCCGTAAAGATGTGGGAATTATGAAACATTTTTGCAAATTCTGCTTGACAAGTTAAATAGCGTAATGCATAATTACTACATCAACAACGCAACGGAGAACACCATGGACAAAATCGCTAAACAATTCAAATACCAAAATGGCCCCGGCGTTTTCTTGACCATCGAAGTCGAAATTGACCTTGACGACTTGGCGGATCAGCTTTTCAGAAAAATGAGAAGAACTGAAGCCTTTAAAGCAAGCGTCATGTATGGCGCAATCAAAGCTAAACCGGTACGCGCCTAATCTGATCTAAATCGGCAGTATTGGTCGAGACGTACAGCGGCAGTTAATCTCTTCGCCCGGCTGTATGTACTCGCCCGATATGAGACACCCTTCCGCAATCTTGTAGCGCTTCCCGTTCGCAGCAACGTGGTCAGGGCGGGGCGTCTTGCCTGCATGAGAGTGAAGCCATACGGCTTCTGTAATACCTAATTCCAATTGTCGCGCCCGGTTGACGACAGCATTAGCCTTCCCGCTTTGGTCCCTGGCTATCAATTCCGCCCGATGTGCTGCTTGTGGATAGAGCGCCTTCAAGTCTTTAACCATCGTCTGCAAGTCGCGGCCCGCGCTATACGACCGCATGACGATACCTTCGACTTTGCCCAGATACTGCTCGGGAATGGAACGTATCAAGCCGACGTTCTCGGCGAGCGAGGCTTGAAATGCGTCACGCACTGCTGGTGTCATCTTGAATTCAACAGTCCAGCCCGCATCCTTCAGCGCGGCACGCATGGAACTGTCGGACGCTTTGAACATATCGCGCAGGTACGCCTCGGCGATCTTTGGTGCCCACTCGTCAAAGCGCTTTATCCAGCGGTCGGCAAGGTCGGCCAGGACGCGCTTAATGTGGAGAGCGGGCGAGGCGTCCAAGGCTAAGCGCCGAGCATCGATAGGGTGCCGCCCGCCACCCGAAAATAGAGCTAAATCAGCATCATAGCTATACTCGACAAGCGCGGCCATTCGCGACGGTTCCTTGCGGTAGCCTGCCTTCAGCCAGTACTCGACGGACGCATTCATCTGGTCAATCAGGGCGAGCATTGACCGTCGGTACGCACTTTCGATTCCCCGGTTCGCGTGGGTCGCCCGGGCGACTTTAGGCTTGCTCGGCATCGCTCGGCTTCTCTTCTGGCAGTTCCCCACCCATATCGTCAGGCTCCGAAGGCGGCACGATAATGAGCGACAAGTCAAGCCCGTCAAAGCCGCTTGTCGGGTCTTTTGCTAGCTTCTCGCGCACTTCGGACGGATCGACAACGCCCGCATTGATGTAGCCAACATCCGTTACGCCATCCTTGGCGCGAATATCGGATTCTTCCGCCGGCGTCATCTGATAGAGCGGTACGAAGTCAAAAGTTATGTCTCGGAAAATCTCACCGAACAACGACAGTTGCACAAGGTCAAGAATCGTCTCGACCGGGGCGCGCCAGTAGGCCGTCTGCTGCGCAGCGATCCAGTCGTAGAAGACTCGAATCTCGCCGTCACTGGACGCATTCAACCCACTTGGCGAGATGCCCGTCAGCACGATAGCGGGCATCCTGGAGCAAGAACACATATGCTCTTGGCTCTGCGCCTGCAGTTCGTGCAGTCCGGACAGCGGCGTATTGACCTGTACGAGTTCCTCGCGATCCTTGTCGAGCAGCATCAAGCCCTTATTGCTACGCATGGCCGTGAAAAGGTCGGCCCGCTTGAAAAGGTCCGCGCCGTCATCGTTGCCCTGCAGGATTTGCTCCATGCTGGTCGCGAGGCACGTGATACTGAAGTTGTTGATAAGGTCGGCAACGCTCTGGCGCGTGCGGAGCCAATTGTCAACGTAAGGCTCTGCCAGTTGCGACAGGCTCATGCCGGCGAAGTTGAACGCCGGCTTCAGAATGTCAGGCAGCGGGCGGGTCACGATGGTCATCAAGCGCGAGGCATGCACCTGTTGTCCAAGCATCCACCATTCAGTAGGCTTGTAGAAGTCAGGCGCGGACGGGTCTTGTGCATTGTAAGCGCTGGGCGTTGTCCACACTGCTTCGACAGCGCTGATACGTACAAGGCTTCTCTTGGCTACGGTTGCCGGGGCGAGAACTAGCGGCACTTCTCGATCATGGCCCCGCAAGTCAATAAATATCTGCCCGCGCCCAAAGTAGCAATCGTGTTCTGCGGCCGTTTGGATCACGCCCCGCACGTTTAGCCGCTTGAATTCCGCCTTGATTGCTTCGATCTTGTCGGCTGTGTCGTCACTGCCTGAAAATTCAATCCATTCACGAGTCAGTTCCGTCGACATGGTCGAAGCAAACGCCCGGTACTCGGCACGGGTGGCAAGCTGCGCGAGATACTGAAAGCCCGGGAAGCCGCCGCCAGGAAGCCCGCCCCGCATGGCGTACTGGTACGGATTGCTGTCCATTGCCATCACGGGGGCTTGTGCGCCTTTAGGAACGACGCCGGGCGCGAGGGTAGGAGGTTTGATCGGGTACGTATAGGGCGCGGCGTCCTTGGCGAGCGTCTGGGCCTTATATGCGGCAAGTCGCAAGCCGTCACCCTTGAGCGTTCGGGGGTGCTTGCGGGGGCGTCCTACGGGGCGTTTGATAGTATCCATACAATAATTATAATTAATTTTGAAAATAATTGTTGACTTCGTGAATAGTGTAGTGCATAATTACTACATCAACAACGCAACGGAGAAACGAAATGAACAAGACCTTGACACTTTGGAGCCTTCGCACTAACGCCGCTCGCGGTAATCACTTCGTAGCTGAGCGTCAAGTGACTGAAGAAACCGCGCAAGAATGGCTCTCAGTCTTCCGTAAAGATGAGCCTAGCGTTTCATTCGTCGCAACCGCCCGCAAGCCTAAACTCTAAACCTCCGACGGCCCCGAAAGGGGCTGGCTAACCATCATGAAACGTAAGCCCCAAATCCGCTACGGCATCCTTGGTCGTGCGCTGGCAATGGGAACGACCCTCAAAGAACTACAAGTATGTCACGCAGCGAGTCGCTGACATCGATTGGAATAACTTTGAGCCGGCGTTGTTCTAACGCCCCGACATCGCCCGTTCCATCGCCGCTTGACTGATCTTGAGGCGGCTAAAGAGCGGGTAGAGCCGGCGGAGCGCTTGCGTCAGCGCGTCGACTTGGTCGTCATTGGCTGCAGCGGGGAATGCGGTAAGTTCTGACAGCAAGTCCTTGACCCAAGGCGCGAAGTCTGGATGTGGTAGCCACACATTCCCCGCTTCCCAATAGCTTGTTACCGCATGCGCCCGGGCGAGCTTCGAGCCGTCAGGTTCGATAGGTATCAGGCCGGGCACCTTGGCCTTGAGCGTATCGATGACCGCAGGACCGTTCGCCTTGTCTTCGATCAATATCTCGCGAGTCTTCGGCCAAGCGTCACGTAGCGCAACGACCTCGCGCACAGTTCGAGTAAAGCTCATGCGGGCGCGTACCTGGGCGAGTAGATAGCTGTTCGCGCCAGCCTTGCCCCAAACCTGCCCGACAACAAAGTCGGTGCCGTCCGTGTCCTTGAACGTGCAATCCCAACTTGCCAGCACCTTATCGAACTTGGTCGGCAGGTCTTTCGGCAAGTAATAGCGAATACCCTCGTCCTTGAAGACATTACCGCCGATAGCGCGGGGCGATTGCTGGTAGAGCGCGGCCCACCAGTAGTCGCTGAATGTCGCTTTGGTTTCGAGCAGCTTCTTTAGACTGTGCAACTCAGGAACTAGCGCCCCCTCGGGCAGCAGCGGATCGTATGCGACCTCGCCCGGCAGATTGATCGCCGGGAAGCGCAGGATGGTCAGGCGCGGATCGCCCCGGAACTGGTTGCAGATACGGGCGGGCAAGTCGTCTTCGGCCCAACTCGTCGCCATGATGATCTGGCCGGAATTCTCAGATAGCCGAGTCGTGAAGACGGATTGATACCATGACCAATGTCCTTCCTTGGTCGTTGGACTTAGCGCCTCCTGCTGATTCTTTACCGGGTCGTCGATGATGCCAATATCGAGCGAGCGACCCGTTGCGCCCGAACCGACGCCCCGCCCGATATAACTGCCGTCGCCGCCCGGTGAGGTAAATTCGCCGTCACGGTTGATTGTGTACTTAGCCCGAGCGTCGGATGTGGGGAACAGGCGGGCGTGTTGCTCGCTGGCAAGGTTTCTTCGCACGTCGAGCGACATAGGGCCGGCGAGGTCGTCTGAGTAGCTGAACGCGCCAATACGCCAGTCTGGGAACCGACCGATGAGATAGGGCGGCAACTTGCGACTGACAATCTCAGACTT